ACCAAATAAATAACATCCCAATAGGAAGAGCATGAAAGAAAAATATATTAAACCTCATATGGAAACTGCCATTGCATGGGCAAAATTATCCTATGCTGAGAGGAAAAAAGTTGGTGCTGTGCTAGCAAGAGACGAAAATGTTCTTTCTATTGGATATAATGGTACTCTGCCAGGTGAAAATAATTCCTGTGAAGATATCGTTATAGTAAAGGATGAAAAGGGTGTCACTATAGGAACCAAATTAGTAACACACTCTGGTGTTATACATGCAGAAATGAATTGTCTATCTAAAATGATGAATAGCCATGAGACAACGAAAGATTCCTCTCTGTTTATCACTTTAGCACCATGTATAGATTGTGCCAATCTTATAGTATTGGCTAAAATCAAGAGTGTATTTTATTTGGAAGAATATAGGGATATGTCTGGAGTTAAATTTTTAGAACAACGAGGAATTCCTTGTTTTAAAGTCAACATATAAGAAAGATAAAATGGATATCTCACAAAAGATTTTATCGGATGTAATCGTTTTTAATAAGTACGCAAAATACATCCCTGAGCTGAAGCGCCGAGAAACATGGGAAGAACTATGTGATCGCAATCAGGCAATGCATATTAACAAATATCCACTCTTGAAAGCAGAAATTAAAAAGGTCTACAAAGACTTTGTATTAACTAAGAAGATTCTACCATCCATGCGTTCGATGCAGTTTGGCGGTCGTAGTATTGAATTAAGTAACAATCGTATGTTTAATTGTGCTTATGTTGCAATCGATAATCCTGCTGCCTTCTGGGAAACAATGTTCCTTCTTCTAGGTGGTTCTGGTGTTGGTTTCTCTGTACAGAAGCAACATGTAGCACAACTCCCAGTAGTAAAATGTCCTACTGTAAAGACTCGCCGCTTCCTCGTTGGTGATTCTATCGAAGGTTGGGCTGATGCAGTAAAAGTTCTAGTTCGTGCATACTTTGAAGGAAAGTCTGATCCAGTTTTTGACTTCCGTGACATTCGACCAAAGGGTGCTCAACTTATTACTTCCGGTGGTAAGGCACCAGGTCCTGATCCACTCCGTCTATGTCTAGACCATCTACGATCTGTACTCAATGGTGCATGTGGTCGACATCTAACAACACTAGAATGCCACGATATCATGTGTCACATTGCTGATGCAGTATTATCTGGCGGTATCCGTAGAGCAGCACTAATCTCTTTGTTTAGTGAAGATGATATGGATATGCTATCTTGTAAGGCTGGTGCTTGGTGGGAATTAAATCCTCAACGTGGTCGTGCAAATAATTCTGTAACTCTAAAGCGCGGAACAGTAGACAAAGAAGAATTTAAAGATATTTGGCAACGAGTCAAAGATTCTGGCTCTGGTGAACCAGGTATTTTCTGGACAAACGATTATGATGTTGGAACAAATCCTTGTGCAGAAATCTCTCTAAAATCTATGCAGTTCTGTAATCTAACTGAAGTAAATGTAGATGATGTAGAATCCCAAGAAGATTTGGATGCACGAGTAAAGGCTGCAGCTTTCATTGGAACTATTCAGGCTGGATATACAGATTTCCACTACCTACGTACTCAGTGGAAAGAAAATACCGAAAAGGATGCCCTAATTGGTGTTGGTATGACTGGTATCGGTTCAGGTAAAGTTGAAAAACTTGATCTAGTAAGAGCTGCTTATGTAGTAAATGAGGAAAATGCACGAGTTGCTGCATTGATCGGTATCAATCCATCAGCAAGAACAACTACAGTAAAACCATCTGGTACAAGTTCTACAGTTGTTGGTTCAGCTTCAGGTATCCATGCTTGGCATAATGATTACTATATTCGCCGTGTCCGAGTTGGTAAGAATGAAGCATTGTATTCTTACATGGTTCAGAATTTCCCATCACTCATTGAGGATTGTAAGTTTAAGCCTCACCTAGAATCAGTGATGTCATTCCCACAAAAGGCTCCAGAAGGTTCAATTCTTCGTACAGAACCAGCTATGGATCTATTGGAACGTGTCAAGCGCTTTAATCAGGAATGGGTCTTTAATGGTTACCGCTCTGGTGCAAACAATCACAACGTGTCTTGTACAATTTCTCTAAAAGAGGAAGAGTGGGAAACAGTTGGTGAATGGATGTGGGAAAATAAGGAATTCTATACTGGGATTTCAGTACTTCCATATGACGGTGGCACATATGTACAGGCACCTTTTACTGATTGTACTAAAGAAGAGTATGATTCACTAATTAAGTTCTGCCATGACATTGATCTAACTCAAGTCATTGAACTTGGAGATAATACTGCTCTAAATGAACAAGCAGCTTGTGGCGCCGGTGGGTGTGCCGTCTGAAATTGACATTATGAAATGTTGGGCGATGGAGAGGTGGCAACAAACTCTCTCCATCATTTTAAACTCTAATATCAAAGTACAAAAATGAAAACGAAATTATTTTGCTATTCCTGTGAGAGTGAATTCACCCTCACTTCTACTATCACCGAAGATGCTAAATTCTGTCCATACTGTGGTACAGAGTTAGAAGGTGCAGATATCGATGATGTAGAAGAATACGAAGAAGAGTAACTTATAGGTAGAGCATCTTGGCTTTTAATGAATCCCGGATGCTCTGCATCTCTTGTTGTTTTACCCAGGTCCTATAAATTTTTGATCTAATATTGTTGTTATAGTAACAATCTTGCTCTAAAGCACCGGATGCATATAGTGCAAATTCCTCACCTGCTGCTAACATTCCTTTACTGGAAACATAGGCAAGAATCTCTCTAGTAAAATGATTTGCATGTCCAGCATCCTCTATTTCTTTGAGGATTATAGGACTAGACGAGCAATAATCCTTCCAGTCACTTTCTACTTTTGACTTTTTCTTTTTTCCTGCAACAGTCTTAGTACGAGTAGACCAGAGGATTTTTCTCCCAATATACTTTTTACCAGAATTGATGTTAGTCATTAGGTAGATAAATCCCATTACTTTTGTAGCATCAGGAATGTCGTCAATCGAGTTTATTACTTTATTTTGATAAGTCCACGGGTGCATGATATAGTATACTTGTTGTAAATGATTATTTAATGTGAAAGGAACACAAATGTCAGAAACCAAAACCGTAATCCTACCATCCAATCCAGCTGCTATTAAGGCAATCAAAAGCGCCGCAAGAGAAGCTTCTGATTGTTACCTACGAATCTCTGCTGAGAAGGATCAAATCAAGGCCATCGTTGAGAAGATTGCAGAAGAACATGAGCTACCTAAACCATATGTGAACAAGATGTTCCGTACTTATCATAAGGCATCCTTCGATAAGGAACAAATGGAACAGGCTGACTTCTCTGCACTGTACGAGACCATCTTTGAAGTTAACAAAGAGTAGACAATTATTGTAAGTTATGATACTATGAACTCTCTGATAAATGAGGAGTATTACTATGGCACCTAGAAAGAAACTGAAAGAACGTGGTCGTGCAATTATCAAAGCTAAAGATAATATTGTAGGCCCAGATTTCAATGTTCTAGACTATCGTTTGTCGATGATTCGTAATCTTAACTTCTATACAACAGAAGTCGATGCAAAGAAGAAACAACAATTTGCTATCGACTTCTATAAACAACACGGTAAGTCAACGGTTGGATTTTCTGCACTAAATCCTGACCATTTCGGCACAGTTGGTTCTGTGGCACACATGAAGACTTATCGGGATCTTCCTGTATCAGATGAAGATATTGCCCAACTGTTGAATAAGCATGCCTATTTTGCCAATATTGTTGCAGAAAAGGCAAAGATTGCTGCTCAACAAGAGGCTGCAGCTGCAGATAAACCAAAGGTACAAAAACAGATTGTAGACCCAGTTCCTGAGATTATTGGTGAGCTTGAGGGTATGCTTGATGATGTGATCAAGGGCAATAAACCTGCTGATCCTGATGCATTCTTACAGCGCAACTTTGCAAAACCTGCCACATGTACTCGTGTATCTCAATGGTTCAAGAGTAAAGAGGCAGAATTGCAAGAGGCATATGCAGGTAAGAATGACGAGCTGAATGAGGGTTATTCCAATCTAGGTAAACGTGGTCTAAAGCGTGTACTAGATTTTCTTGCTCTTATTCAAACTGCATGCACAAAGTCCACTGCAATTGCAAAGATTGTACGTAAACCTCGTGCTAAGAAGATTGTGCCTCCTTCTAAGATTGTAGAAAATCTGATCTACATGAAGGAATATCCAGAACTCAACATTAAATCAGTAACTCCTACTAAGATTGTTGGTGCTACAGAATTGTATGCATTCAATACAAAACTTCGTCGGTTGATTTATATTGTTGCTATGGAAGGTCAACAACTAACTGTCAAAGGCACGACAATTAAGAACTTTGATCCTCTAAAATCAAGTTCTAAGATTGTCCGTAAACCGGCAGATATTGCTAAGAAATTCGACGGTATTGGTAAACGTGCTTTCTCCCAACTGTACAAATTAATTAAGGGTACTGAGGGTAAGGTCACAGGTCGAATCAATGAAGATATTGTACTACTGAGTACCTTTTAATGTTTCATATTGGAGTTGCAATAGAAAAATGGGACTCACAAAGGCGCAATACAGTATTACTGTGGTTAAATTCTAATTTTTCAGAATTTAAAGACTATAAGTATATTATAGACTATGACTTAGAAACTATATACATGACTGAGGAAGTGTATATATTATTTTCACTAAAATTTGGAGATTAATATGGCTGGTGGATATACAAAAGAAATGCGAGCTGCAAATGCAGCTAAGAAGTTGGCTGCTCAAAAAGAAGCAGAGACACAAGGACTAAAACAGTTATCTCCCATCGATCTAAAGAAGATCGTAGAGGCAGAATCTGGATCCATGGGTGGTACTGCGTACCCAGTATCAGCACAACCTAAGAAACAATTGCTGCGTGATGATGAAGTATGGCACGGTGCTATGTTATCATTTACCTCTATTCTGACTGCAAAGAATGCAGCTACACTAGAAACATCTGCTAAACTTGCAGATCAATACCTAGAGATTTTCAAGAAACGTTTCGGTAAATAAAATGCCAATCATTGTAGATTTAAGTCAGACTATTATGGCTAGTTGTGTTGTGCAACTAGCCAACGAGCTAGTGAAATCAACTCCAGAAGATGCAGTAAAGCTCATTAAACATATGACTTTTACTACACTGTTGTCTTATAAAAAGAAGTATGGTAAAGAATTCGGTGATCTAGTAATTGCATGCGATGGTCGAAATTACTGGCGCAAAGAGTTCTTCCCGTGGTATAAGGGTAATCGTAAACATGCCCGTAAAGAGTCACCTCTAGACTTCACAGTCGTATTCCAAGCAGTCAATGAAATCAAAGAAGATATCCGTGAGTATTTTCCGTGGAAAATTGTAGAGGTAAATAGAGCAGAGGCAGATGATGTTATTGCTTGTCTTTGTAAATATCACTTTGAAAATGAGTTGGCAACGGTTGGTTTGTTTGATGGTGAACCTAAACCATGTCTGATTCTTTCAAGTGACGGTGACTTTGTACAGCTGCAACAATATCCTCATGTTAAACAGTATTCTTATATCACTAAAAAGTGGATTAAACCTAAGACTACTGCTCGTGATTATTTGATGGAACATATACTTCGTGGTGATGGTGGTGACAATATCTGTAATGTTCTTACTGAAGACCAATGGTCTATCGATAAGGCTAATGGATTAACTCCAGATCGTCAGACTTCTATTAAGGCTAGTTTTCAGGCCGAGGTTGTAAAATTAGGAGAAGCAGCCATACCTGAACGGTATAAGGCAAACTGGAATAGAAATCGTGTACTAATTGATTTTAATAGTATTCCTCAGGATGTACGTGACTCTATCATAGATACATATACAGGGTATAAAGCAAAAGGCAACAAAATGCGCCTAATGACTTATTTCACTAAGAATAGAATGTCAAAACTTTATGAACAGATCAATGATTTTTAATAATGCTTTTTGGTGATTCTTATATTATTAACAGACTTAAATTTGATAGGGAGCTAGCTTTTATGGCTGAAACTCAGACTAATCAAGTCAAAAAGCAACCAAAATTTGCTTATGACTACCTTAAACTCATTAATGATGAGGAAGATGTACTTAAACAGATCAACATGTTAAAAGAGTATGGTGCTAAGCTACCATTAAGCATGTTGCTTTCTTTGAACTTCAATAGTAATATCATTCTAGATTTACCTGCTGGTTGTCCACCAGCAAAGATTGACGATACTACTCATCCAGATCTACTAGCACCTTTGGCTGCTCATATTTCTAGACTTAAAAACTGTATGACAACTACAAAGATTCCTAAGTTTAAGAAAGAGGAAGTATTCATCAAGGTATTAGAAATGATCCCGCCGATGGAAGTTGATGTACTAGTTGCATGTAAAGACAAGAAGTTGGAAGAGATGTTCCCAAATATCTCCCGTGAACTTGTACGTACAGTTTTTCCAAATTACGTTGCATGATTCGCATACTTAAATTTGTGATAGGGTTTGCTGTTGCATTCACAGCAGTAATCCTATCAACTTTCCTTAGTGGATTGCTCAGGTTATTCAATCTACCAACCACAGTATGGAAGTTATCAGGAAAGGAATATAATGCCAACCTATAGTTATGTCTGTACACACTGTAATAAAGAGTGGGATAGACTTCTAAAGATTGCAGATATGGAGACACCAATATCTGAACCATGTCCATCTTGTGGTACAAGTGGTAATATATACAATAAAATATGTGCTCCTGCATTTAGCGATTCAATGAAACTTGGATTAAAGAAAGCAGACTCAGGATTTACTGACGTTCTTCGTAGAATACATGAAAGGTCACCGGGCTCACAGATAGATAAAGCAAGCTCACTAGCAAACATTTAAACCAACCATAAGGATCCACATGGCTAAGCAACCAGTAGTGCCTAAAGAAAAAGAGATTCCATCAGTAACTGCAAAAAGAGTACGTTACGAAAACCTTAAGAGGATCGAACCTCTGACAAAAGTACAAGAAGCAGTTTTCAAAGAGTATAATAAAGGACAGTGTTTAAATTTACATGGTTGCGCAGGTACCGGTAAATCATTCCTAGCAATATATCTGGCTCTAAAAGAAATTTTACTTAAAGAGTCACAATATGATAAAATGGTTATTGTAAGATCGGCTGTACCCACTCGTGATGTTGGATTTTTGCCTGGTGACATTCAGGAAAAGACTGAGATTTATGAGTTGCCATACCATGCAATTTTCAGAGAACTTATGGTTGGAGTTCCTGATCTAGTAGAAAAAATGAAGTCTCAGGGGTTGTATCAATTTATGTCATCCTCATATATTCGAGGAATTACTCTACATAAAGCAATCGTTATTGTAGATGAATCTGAAAATATGACTCTACATGAATTGTCATCCATTGTTACAAGACTTGGTGATGATTGTAAAATTATTTTCTGTGGAGATTTGGCCCAATCTGATCTACATAAATCCTCAGAAAAGAAAGAATATGCACAATTCATGTCTATCCTAGATAAGCTACACATGTTTAGTCATATTGAGTTTGGTGAAGATGATATTGTACGCTCTGAATTAGTAAAAGCATTCATCATTGCTAAGAATAGGATGGGACTGTAAGTACTTAACTGTGAAGGTTTAAATTTATTATGAAGCATATTGTAACACATGCTTTCTTACCTAAACATAATTTACCAAGGATTGAAACGGAGTTTGGTAGAAAATACCAAACTCCACTTGGTAATTATATGTCTGTAACTACTGCACTTGGTGCTTTAGATCATGGATTTGTTGATGCTTGGCGACAAGCAGTCGGTGAAGAAGAAGCAAATAATGTTGGTCGTAGAGCAGCAGCTCGTGGTACGACGTTGCATGAAAATGCAGAGAAGTTTTTACTTAACCAAGAAGTAAAAACCTCAAATTTCCTAGACAAAGATTTATATGGACAGATTGTCCCAGAGTTGAAAAATATAAGTGACATCTATGCACTTGAGTATCCACTTTATAGTGATACTCTAAAATTGGCTGGTACTGTTGACTGTATCGCTAAGTATAAGGGTGAATATTGTATTATCGATTTCAAGACTTCCGGTAGAGTAAAAGATCAACACGAAATTGACTCTTACTTTATTCAAACAAGTCTGTATAGTTTGATGTTTGAAGAAATGTATGGTATCAAAATCCAAAAACTATGTATTATAATGGCGATTGAGTTTATGAAACCTAAAGTATTTCATGGAATTAGAGCAGATTGGTTTCCTAAGATAGGAGCTATGCTTAAAAAGTTGAAAAGTAACCCAGGATATAATACTATACTATAAAGGAGGGTCATAC